AACCCTCACCCCAGACCCGACTTCTCCTATAGGGGAACATACAGATGAACATAGAGACAGACACACAGGAAGCCGAAACAATAAAGCCACTGAACATGCGGCAGCAGAAGTTTGTGGACTATTACGTTACATCAGGCAATGCAACCAGAGCGGCAGAGGCTGCTGGGTATGCACACGCAAATCATCAAGCATTCCGGTTGTTGGGAAATATTAGTGTAAAGGCGGCAATAGAGGCGATTAGAGACGATATGGCACAGGATACAGAGGATAGAAGGGGTAATTGGATCAAGGCGCTGGAGCAATTGGGAATGGCGGCAGAGAAGGATTCTGACCGTCTCAGGGCTATCGAGCAGCTGTTCAAGGCTGAGGGCTGGGTTGCCCCAGAAAAGCAGGAGATTGTGCAGTTCAGCGGCAGTTTTTTGGCTGATTTAGACCTTGAGGAAGGGGATATTGAGGAATTGCTGGACGACAAGGGCAGCGAAATCAGTGACTTACACTAGCCGGACCAAGTGCTCATGGAGCAATTGACCCAAATCAAAGGTCTGGCAGGGTCAAATCCACCATAAAAGGACGGGGTGGGGGGGGGTAGTTTCTGGCTGCTGGCGCCGATCTGAGGTGTGGTTCCATGGGGGTGATATTAGTAACCAGCACCGTATTTTGACCCCCGACGGGTCTTATGAGAGTACCGAGGCAAAAAATGAAACAACTATTAATGCATCGTGTTACGGCATGTAACTACTTGGATATGGATGAGTTCACCTTTGAGGCTTATATCGTCCCAATTGTCACCTCCCTGCGATTCGGAGATCAGCTGTACTACTTATCCTCTCAGGTAGAAGACGCGGTATACACGCTTATAGAGGCATCTGGGGACACTGAAGTGCATCTGCACCTCGTCGATTAGGGGGGGGGATGTTTTCAATAGGGGGGGCGGTCCTTATGAGAGTACCCACTCAAATATACATTCAAATATATACAGGAATATTGCGAGATGGCTGAGAGCAAAGATTCAAGACTGAAAAATGCGGGCGTCAGTGGGTATAACAAACCTAAGCGTACCCCTAGCCACCCTACCAAGTCCCATGTCGTCGTAGCCAAAGAGGGCGACAAAGTCAAAACCATTAGATTCGGGCAGCAAGGCGTTAAAACCAACCAGACGGTGGGTCAGCGCAAGGCGTTTGAGAGCCGTCATGCCAAGAACATAAGCAAGGGCAAGATGAGTGCAGCCTACTGGGCAGCGAAAACTAAATGGGCGCCATCCAAAACCAAGTCATCTTCAACCAAGTGGAAAAAAGGAAGCTAATCATGCCAAACGTAAACGGTAAGAAGTACGCATATACACCAGCAGGTATCGCAAAAGCCAAGAAAGCGGCTAAGACAGCAGGCGTCAAGATGAAATCAAAGCCCAAAGCCAAGCCAAAAGCGAGGAAATAGCCATGATACCTGCACAGCTGAAGCAAGCATTTAAGTCTAAGACCGTCCAGTACGGTGTAGCGATAGCCGTCCTGTCTGTATTGCAGGGCTTTGTTGGGTTTCTGCCTACCAATCCGGCGATTCAGGCTGTGTTGGGCTGCGGTATAGCCGCTGGAATTGTGGTTCTGCGGTTCATGACCACGATGCCTGTGTCTAATAAGTAGATCGGAGTCGCCTTATGCCAGCCAAGAAAAAATCTACCGTTAATCAAGCGGGCAATTACACCAAGCCAGCGATGCGTAAGCGTCTATTTAACAAGATCAAGGCTGGCAGTAAGGGTGGTTCAGCGGGGCAGTGGAGTGCGCGTAAAGCGCAGATGCTAGCCAAAGAATACAAAGCAGCGGGTGGAGGCTACAAAGACTGATGCCGTTAAAAAAATCGCAAAAGAGCTTGAAGAAGTGGACCGGCGAGAAGTGGGGCACTAAGAGCGGCAAGAACTCTACACAGGGAAAGGAGGCGACCGGCGAAAGATATTTGCCAAAGGCTGCCCGAGACGCTTTGAGTAAGAAGGAATACGCGGCGACCAGTAAGAAAAAACGCGCCGACACGAAGGCGGGTAAGCAACACAGCGCCCAACCCAAGAAGATAGCAAAGAAGACAGCAAGGCACAGGAAATGAAAAATTCGCGTGAAACACTATATGGCAAGGGCGATAACCGTCGCCCTGAAAACACTACTAAGTTTAATGAAGGTTTCGACAGAATTTTTGGAGACAAATCCAAGAAGGCAAAACGGGACGATAGACGAGTTGTTAGGGCTCAAAAGCGAGGCGCGAACAACAATGATTGATATTGAACTTAAAAGATTTTGTTATCACCCCGAGGGAACTCTGGGCGTGATTGAGCTTGCCGGAGAGACTTTCTACTCCATCGAGCGCCCTTGGCTTGATAACGCACCCAACGTGTCCTGCATCCCTGTGGGGAACTACGACATGGGGTGGCGTGACTCTCCAAGGTTTGGTGAGACTTGGCATGTGCAAGAGGTGCAGGACAGAACCTACATCCTTATACATGCAGCCAACTTCCCTAAAGATGTTCAGGGATGCATTGGTCTGGGCACGGGGCTAATGGGGGATCGTATAGCCGTAAGCAATAGCCGCAAGGCGGTGGCTAGGTTTGAGGAGCTTACGAGGGACATATCGTGGCGCCTGATAGTAAAAGATGCTCAGTATGCGGCGATGAAAAGCCAGTAAAGAGCTTTGATGGGGGTCGGAACATTTGCCATTCCTGCAAGCATTTAAAAAGCAGGGTAAGAGCTAGCGGCAGTTTGGAAGGCTTTCTTCAGATGCGATTAACGGCTTTAACGCAGCGTCACAGGCGAAAGAAGTTTGAAGGTACTCTGGTATCTCTCAAGTATTTAATCGCCTTATACGAGCAGCAAAGAGGTATTTGCGCTATTTCAGGCATCCCCATGCACATAACCACCGACCAGTCGGACTTATCCGTCAGTGTAGACCGAATAGACATCACCCAAGGCTACGTTGAAGGCAACATTCGGCTGGTTTGTACCCGAATCAATCTGATGAGAAGCACATTAAACGACCACGATTTCCTGTGGTGGTGCCGAGCTATGGTGAACAGCAGTGGAAATTGAAGAAGTAGCACGAAAATTAAAGGGTAATTTCCCTTTATACGCCAAGAACATGCTGAAAATTGTAACAAAAGAGGGTGAAAGCCGCCCATTTGTGTTGAATGCCGCCCAATTGCACGTCCATAAAATGCTTGAGCAGCAGCTAAAAGATCAGGGAAACATCCGCGCATTGGTGCTGAAAGCCCGCCAAACCGGAATATCTACATACACACAGGGAAGAAACTTCTGGAAAGTCACGCAAAATCGAAACGCTAACGCGTTTGTGCTTTCGCACCTTGCAGAGTCTACCAACGCTATCTTCAATATGGTCCGTTACTTTTATGACAACGTCCCGCATCAGGCATTTAAACCGCCACTCGCTTCTCAGTCGGCGTCAACTCTGGTATTTGACGAAATCAATTCGCGGTACAGGGTGGGAACCGCACGGTCCACTCAAACCGGACGAGGACAAACCAACAGATTCGTCCACGGATCAGAGGTTGCCTTCTACCCCCAAGGGTCAGACATAGTCGCAGGTCTACTACAGACCGTCGGCGGAAAGAACACTGAGGTAATTCTGGAGAGCACGGCTAACGGTGCTGGTGGCTGGTTCTACGATCAGGTTATGAAGTCTCTTCGGGGGGAGTCTGAGTGGATCACCTGCTTCATCCCATGGTTCTGGATGCCCGAGTACAGAAAAAAAGTTTCACCATACTTCGTAGCCACGCCAGAAGAGTATGAGCTGGCTCAAAAGTATGGATTGGACGATTCCCAGCTTTCATTCAGACGCGCAAAGCTAGACGAGCTGGGCGGTACAGACCTGTTTCGTCAGGAGTATCCAAGCACTCCGCTGGAGGCATTTCTTACCTCTGGTCGGTGCTTTGTTGAAGAGAGCGCAATATCCCAATGTGAAAATAATTGCTACACCGCAGACTTCAAGGGAGACATCGTCGATGGGACATTGATCGAACGTGAGCATGGCAACTATCAGGAGTGGTATCCACCGTCTCGAGAAGAGGCTTACGTGATCGGTGTGGATGTTGCGGAGGGTCTCGCCTACGGCGACTATAGCTGTGCCCAAGTCCTTGATTCTCTTGGTAATCAGGTAGCGTGCTGGCACGGACACATCGATCCATTCGACTACGGCGCCCTAGTTGCAATGCTGGGAAAGCGATATAACACTGCATATATAGTGGTTGAGCGAAACAACCATGGTCTGGGTACGCTCCGCAAGATACAGGATTTAGGCTATTCAAACTTGTTTGTTGAGAGTTCTGTCGATGGTGCCTACGGAGACCGCCTGACAAAGCGAGGCGGCTTCTTAACGACCAGTAAAACCAAGCCGCTGATTGTGGACAACCTTGCAGCCCTCTTAAGGCAGGGTGAAAGTGGCGTGGCAGACATCGAGTTATTAAATGAGTTGCGAACGTATATCATTGATGATAAAGGGAGTTACAATTCTCAGAATGGATGTTATGATGACAGGGTGATGGCTTATGCCATTGCCTTGCATGGACTTGCTTCTATGCCGAGACCTCGGCACCGGACGATACAAAAACGATTTAAATCGCTTGATCCTGTGACGGGTTATTAATCTATGCATGATGCTGAATTTGATGAAGCAGAAGACGAGGTAGTTGAGAAGGAATCAGACGGTACGCAAGCCCAGAGCATGCAGAGTCTGGGGTCTCGCCTCGCCGGAACTTTTCAAGAATACAAAGACGCTCGTAAAGAAACAGAGAACGAGTGGCTAAAAGACTTGCGCCAGTATCAGGGTATCTATGAGCCTGACGTACTCGCACGTCTTAATGCAGCATCTGGATCGCGATCTAAAGTGTTTGTCGGCTTAACACGTACCAAGGTTATGGCGGCATATTCGAGAATTATCGACCTGTTGTTTCAGCATGGCGATGTATTCTTTTCGGTATCTCCAACCCCAATCCCGCAGATCGATCCCCTTAAGGCGATGGAGATGCGCCAGATGGCGATGAGCCAGATCATGATGGCGTCGGGACAAGACCCGATGATGAATCAGGACTTGGTAGCAGCCCGGATGCAGGAGCTTGAATCCGAGTTCCTAGAGGTTGAAAAGGAGATGGCTAAGCAGGCTGCTGAGTCTATGACGGTTGATATTGAAGATCAGCTGATTGAGACAAACGCAGAGATGAAGTTGAAGGAGAGCATGCTAGAGGCGTGCATCTTTGGCTCGGGTGCCGTTAAGTCAGGCACTGTAAGAATTGATAAGAAGCAGTCTTACTCCAAGATGCTTGACCCGGCTACGGGCGAGCAAGTCTACGCTCTTAGCGTGGTAGAGACTGCTGCGCCGGATGTAGAGTCGGTATCGATATTTGATCTATACCCTGACCCCTACTGCACAACACTGGAAGACTGTGATGGTCTGTTCCGCCGTCATGTTCTGACTAGAAAGCAGATGCGCGATCTTGCCGATCTGCCTCAGTTTGATGGCGAGATGGTTAGATATCTTCTGAAGATTCACCGTAACGGTAATCACACAGAAGAGGATCACGAGACCACGCGCAGAAGAATTGCAGGAATTCACGAGAACTCTGAATCCAACCGCTTCGTTGTTATGGAGTATTGGGGCACTGTAGATGGGTATGATTTAGAAGAGCACGGAATTGAAATGCCGGAGGGCGCTGACTTGTCAGATGACTACTCTGCCTGCGTTTGGTTCTGTGACGGCAAAGTGATTAAGGTCATGCTGAACCCTATCACTGGCTATAAGATTCCTTACCACATCTTCCCGTATGAGCGCAGCCCACACCAGTTCTGGGGTACAGGCGTGCCTCGCATGATGCGTGACTCGCAGGGAACAATGAACACCGCAATAAGAATTTGGCTAGACAACATGGCTTTGTCTTCCGGTCCTATGGTTGAGGTAAATACAGACTTGCTTGCAGCAGGAGAAGACCCGACAGACATCCACCCTTGGCGAGTATTCTTGCGTGAGGGTGGAGACGGTTCTATGCCTGCTGTTAGATGGTATCAGCCAGTAGCGAACGCTAATGGACTTAACCAGATTGTAGATATATTCCGACGATTCGCTGATGAGACTACGTCGCTCCCAAGCTATACACACGGTGAGCAGACCCAAGGTCTTAACAAGACGGCAACTGGCATGTCCATGCTCATGGGCGCAGCCAACATTGCCCTTAAGAGCACAATCAAAAATATAGATGACTTCTTGATCGAGCCCATGATTGAGAGCCTGTTCCACTTCAATATGGAGTTTGGAACCAACGAGAAGTCAAAGGGTGATCTGAAAATACAAGCTCGCGGAAGCACCGCATTGGTACAGAAGGAAGTGCAGAGCCAGAGGCTGCTTCAGTTCTTGTCCATCGTGGGTGACAACGCCAGCGGAGTCGTTAAGCAGACTGAGCTGTTGCGAGAAATCGCCTCTAGCATGGACATTGACCCCGACCAAATTATGAAGACTGAGGAGCAGATTGCTCTTGAACAGCAACAACAACAACAGTTACTCCAAGCTCAAATGCAACAGGCAGCAGTCGCAGGCGGTCCTCCGTCTCAGGGCGACGCCGGAATGGGAAGTCCTCTCGGAATTAATTAACAGCCGATTTGAGGACGCCCAGTCAGCATTAGAGCGGGCAGATGAAAAGAATTTTAGGTTTGAGCAAGGCAGGCTCCTAGAGCTTCGCTTCTTTCTCGAACTTGAAGATGCGGCAAAAGCCGTTCTAGACAAAGCGCGGTCCCCTAAACGGATAACCGCAATAGACTAACGAATATCCCATGATGTGGGACTCGAAGGAAATAACGATGTCAAAGAGAAATGACCCAGCGCGACTGGAAGCTGAAGCGAAAGAATTGTACGAACAGATGACTAAAGGTAAGACTGAGACCCCAGAGGCAGATCAACCTCCAGCGGATACCCCAGAAGAGCCCGAAGCCCTGCAAGTAGAAGCCCCCGATCCTACGGATACGGCTGAAGTTCAAGCGGATGAGGACACAGTAGAAGAGTCAGAACGCAGCGAGGACTCGGAACTGAAGTTGGCTTTAGAAAAAGCCGAGAGAGCCATGAAGGGCGCACAGGCGAGAATGACCAAAGCGACTCAAGAAGCGGCTGACTTGAAGCGGCAAAACGCCGACCTGATCAGAAGCATCACCGAGCTGAAAGGTCAACTTGTAGAGTCTTCAAAAGACGAGAGCAAGCTGGCACAGATAAGGGAAGATTACCCCGATCTGGCTGGACCACTGCTTGACGAGTTGAAGAGAACGCAAGATGAAGTTGGTAAAGCCAAACAGGCTTTAGCCGAGCAAGAACAGAGTAAGTATCAGGAGTTGCAGTATCAGGCGCAAGCCGAGCACTTCGAGCGAATCCGAGCAGTACACCCTGATGTCGATCAGCTTATCGATACGGCAGACTGGTTGAACTGGTTGGAGGAAGCAGACTACCAGACGAAGACTTGGATACAAGAGGGTTCGTCTAATGATGTGAACATGGTTCTTAGTAGGTTTAAGGCTGACATGGGACAACCAGCTCCCACGCTGCAAGAGCAGGCTCTCGAGCGGGCGAAGACGGTTGCAGAACCGAAGATGCCAAAAGCTCGGAAGTCACAAGTTAAAGGCGAAAAGAAATACTGGACCGTCGATGAGATTATGAGGATGCCAAACAAGACGTTTGAAAAGCATCAATCGGAAATACTCAAAGCGATGGAAAGTGGATCGATACGCCGCTAATCAATCTCTTGTGAGGTATAAAAATGTCTTTTTCACAATTTTCAACGGGCTCTACATCTGAAGTAAACTTTATCCCAGAGGTGTTTTCTAAGCTCCTTCAGGCTAAGTTCTACAGCAAATCTATCCTGCCCGAAATCAGCAACACCGACTATGAGGGTGAAATCTCTGGTCAAGGCGACAAGATCGTTATACGTACAGTTCCTGCTGTAACTATCAACGACTACACTGGTTCTATCACTACTCAAGAGCTGACTACTGCCAAGGTAGAAATGCTCATTGATAAGGCTAAGTACTACAGCTTTAAGGTAGACGACGTACTGGCTGCTCAGGCGGACATCAACATGCTGGAAGCTGCATCTACTGATGCTTCTGAAGGTATGCGTATCGCTGTTGAGACCGACGTACTGTCTAGCGCTGTAACTGGTGCTACCACTATCGGTGCTCAGACCACTATCACTTCATCTAACATCTTGGAAGAAATTCTGACTCTGTCTAAGACTCTTGATGAGCTGAACATTCCAGAAGAAGGTCGATTCATCGTTCTTTCTCCTGAGTTCATCTCTATGCTCAAGCAGTCTGAGCTGCGTCAGGCTTACCTGACTGGCGATGCTACTTCACCTCTCCGTAACGGCTTGGTTGGAATGGTTGACCGCTTCAGGGTTTTCCAAAGCAACATGGTTTACACCCCCGGCTCCGGCGCAGACGCAGGCTATACGCACGTTCTGGCTGGTCACCCCAAAGCGCTGTCTTTCGCGTCTCAGTTCACTAACACTGAAACTGTTCGCATGGAAAGCACTTTCGGCGATCAGGTTCGTGGTCTGAAGGTGTACGGCTCTAAGGTAATCACTCCTGACGCACTGTGCGTTGGTAAGTGGACCTAAGATACCGACTAATGATCGGGGGAGGGAAACCTCCCCCTTTTTAGCGAGTGATTCATGACTAAGAAATCGAACACAAAGAAAGACGAAATTTTTCTGCAAGCCAAGGAAGACTATAACGTCAAGTTAGATCGACGACTGACCCTTGCCCAACTAGAAGAGCAGGTACAGCGATTGGCAGAAGACAAAGCCAACCCCAAGCCTGTTGAGAAAGAGCTGGTTCCAAAGCGGGTTAGAAATGTCATTACAGGGAATGAGTTCGACTACAACCCGATTTTTAAAAACAACCCCGATTTAATGGTAATCGAATGGGAGACCGATAATGGCTGACACGAAGGTAGTAGACATTTTAGATCGGGCTGGGATTATCTTGCAGGATAATACGAATGTCCGGTTTCCAAACTCAGAGCTTTTAAAGTTCTTTAACGACGCGCAAAAAGAAGTTGTTCTGCACCGTCCAGACGCAAAGATGGTTAACACTACCTATAGCTGTGTTGATGGCAGTAAGCAGACTCTTCCAAGCGCTGCATTGAGGTTGATTGAGATTGTGCGCAACGTGGGCGGTAGAGCCGTTACACAGGTACAGCGTCGCATCCTTGATGAGACCCTGCCTAACTGGCATGAAACAACAGCAGGAACAAACAAGATTGAGCATTTTGTTTATGACCCAGCTGAC